CCCAGGTGGAAATCCCACCGAACAGGTCTAGATAGACCTGGGGTACCGTGGTACAAGGATATGGATCTCCTTGTACCCCCCTTCCCTTGCGGGAATGCCACTATTGTACTCTTCTAAGCCCACCTTTCTAAGGGTTGGGTCAGAGAAGACAATAGACTCATTAGCCTTTAAGGAGGCTATGATCTGCCCATATGGTAGGTCGTCTTCCAACTCCTTTTGACTTTTGGAGAGGACAGACACCTGCCAAAACTCCCACCCGTGTGGGTGAGAGTCCAGGCGGAGTTCGTCGATAGAACCAATAAAGGCTCCATCGCCGAATCCGTTTGGTAGGCGTGGCTCTCGCCATTTCGCCGGTGCAAGGCTCCTAAGGTTTCTCAGGCCTAGGGAGACATCGACGCTTGTCCGTTCGCCCCAACGATAGACGTTGTTGTGGGCTAAAAACAAACGGTCGAGTGTTTTCACCGGTTTCCTGACGTAGAATGGGGTAATATCAATGCCGTTAAAGTAGTGTTTACCACAACTTTCACGGTACGGACCTTCTGAGTAAGACTTAGAGGGATTTGGAGTAAACCCCGCCTCCATAAGTTTCTCACACAGGAGTCCATAGAACTGTGTTGGCACGATAATATCGTCGCCATACACACACACTGATACTTCCGTCTCCCATATGTTAGTAGGATGACAACACGTCTGGGTAATAGCCCAGAATATGAGCGTTTCAAGCTCGAACGTGAAGCCATTCCCCATAGAGGAGAACTTCTGGTAATATAATTTCTCACCAGAAGGAAGAACACCGAAATGACTCCGGGCGAGCTCTAATGCCCAGAACCATTCGGGCGGAAGGAGATAGCTGACGACCTCACGTGCAATCGTGTCGCTTGCCATGGAAAGATCCACGGTAGCTAACGATCCAGTTTCGCTGCCATATTGGGCGAGCGTCTGGTTGCGTGTTTGGTCATTCAGGTTAAGTCCCATCCGCTGTAGCCGGTTCCGCAATACACGTCCGATACCCTTCTGAATATAGATATTCATGTCGGGCTCTTTCGCAATCGTGCGGTCGGTTTTATAGTTCTTCGGAACGGTTATGACCTTGTTCCCTGGTACCAGCTTGAGGAGCTGGTCAGGGGTGCCACCACTTAAAGTGATACTTTGTTTCCAAAGCGGAACGCTGCAAATCGCAGCTATCCCGGCAGCAAGGTTCCCTGGAGTGCACTCTGGTATACCAGAGTATTTATAAGCAGCATAGCGCTTCTCGGTGTTCAGACGCGTTGTAGCGCCTGGCCCGAATGCGAAGTGCTCTGCGCACTCGTTCCAGTCGAACGTACCAAGAACCTCGCGAATACGTGCACGGACCATGATCCAAAAGGGATCAGAATTCCAGGCACAACGCACGAGTTTCTCATTTACGACTCGACAGGCCTCTTCGGCTTCGTGGAATCGCTCCCACGTTCGCGTTTCCTTTTCTAACGATGGTGTCCCATCATCATACTTAGAAAACACTTCTTTCACGAGCAAAGAGCCTCGCGCAGCCTCTAGACTTGTTAAATCTAAAGGAGTTTCTCGACCCAAAACACCTACTGGCGTGATGCCAGTAAGCTGAGTCAAGAGCGAAAGGAATTGCTCGTTGCTGAAGCCGATAGCACTCTTTGGACGGTTACGTCCAAGTCTTTGCTTACGCACAGTCATACCTCCTAAGGTAGACTAGACACAGGAAGAGATGGACTACAAGCTTGCGCTTACAGTCCGTAACACATAAGCCAAACTGGCAAGCAGGTCAATAACCAGCAAGCCAATTAACCACTTCCAGTTCTTGGAGGTGGCCTTCGGGTACGAAGTTCGCCGAGATGGCGTCCCTGGTACCTTAGAAGAAGGGCTCAATGTTCTCAACGGAAGTCTTAACCACGGCGAGGCCTAACGAATTGGCCACGTACGCGAGAAGATCCTTCCGCTCCTGGAGAGTGCTGTCCGGATGTATATTCAGCACCACATTGGCACTGTTATAACGGACAGCCTTGTCGACACCGTCAACCACCGCCACGGTCGGGCACATATAGCCGAGCGTGATACGATGAACGGTACGATTCCCGTTTGGCGGGCTGACCTCGTGTGAGACCAGCCGGAAGCCAGCAGGGATGCTGGGACTACGATCCGCCCACTGGGCCTTCGAACCTGTCGTAGTGACAGGCGAAAAGGTCTTAGCGGACGGTGTAGTCTGACCATCGTTAATGGTCAATGCTGCGATAGCGGGCATTGTTTGATGCTCCAAGTTGAAGTTAATGAAAGTTAACGACGACCAACTGCAGTAGCTAGCAAGGCTAAAGCGTTAGCCATTCTCCCTAATGTCCGAGGATCTTTAAAACTCGGAAGACTAGGTATAGGTGTCGAGACAGATGCCTGCCTATCAACCCGTACGAAGTCCTTCACCCCTTCAAAGTCGGTGAACTCCTTAAACTTTGGTTGGTTTGATCTTCGGTATCCACCGAAGCCAACTACTCTCCACTTTGCTCGGGTGAGCATTGTGTTCGAGTAACCTTTAGCTTTGTAGCCAAAGGTCGAGTCCAGGGTATTCAACCACTCTCCGACTGGTATGAACCAGTCGTAGATAAAGCTGAAGGGGAGTAGTTCCCAAGCCACGATGAGTGGATTAAGAACACCTAGGGAGGACAGCGAGGTTACCACCTCGTTTTCGGGTTCTACGTCGATCCTGACAAAGACCGAGTTTGAGACCCGACATGTACCGATGCAAGCGTAAGCGCTATCAAGTCCCCATACTTGGGGGCCGATCTCGCGTACTTCACTTCGGTACGCTTTTACCGTGACCATCCAGTCATGGGCAGTGCGCTTTGAGAGCGCATCTGCGGAGCCGTATACTTCTCCTAAAAGCGGTTTCCAACCGTACTGTAGTTCAAGCCACTTGCTTGGGACATTAATGCCCCGTGGCTCTCGTCGCTTAGACGAAATACCCAACTCATTCATAGCCTTGCGGATTTGTCCGCGTTTAAGGGCTCTGATTGCGTTGGCGGTACGTTTGGCTGTGTCGCCTAACAGGCGTGCGGTTTGCTTACGCTCACCGTACGCCACACCTAAATTGACCTGTTGCTTTTTGAGCTTCGTGAGCGCACTTATAAGCGCTTGATTACGAAGTCCAATTGGCTCCAGTCTCGCATTAGGTGTTGTTAGAAGGCCATCGTAACGGGTATCCACCCTGAAGGGTGACCCCGAGACGAGTCCTATGGAACCTACGAAACCCTCACGCCTGCGATGATGTCTGCAGGCCGAAAGAGTCTCGTGATCGGTACGAGCTGTACCGATAGCTCCACGCGTAACTATCCTTTCAAAGGTATAAGGTGTTGGAGTGATCCAACGGCCTTTAGGCTTTCTACGTTGGTTCGTTCCACTTGTGGTCTCCTCCACGTGAAAAAGATGTGAAGTAGCCCAGATCCCGGAGGCCCCTTGCGGGCACCACCAGGTCATCGGTAACAACCCAGTTTTTGAGTTGATATCCGGTCTCGGGGGACGAATCGTAGACATAAGCCTCCTTATTTGGATGAGATAGTTATTCCACTTCCTACGGAATATCCGTAGAGGGTGTTTTCACCCTTTGGCGTTAGCCTGGATAGAGTGCAGACGTGCACTATACAGAGTTGTCAAACTCAATATCCCATACCTGGTTTACCAGGATATAGGGGCCTTCCGACGGGAAGGC